TACTATCTTGGATGGTAGGTCAATTAATTTAAGAAAAAATAATGAGGGAAAAATATGAACGAAGAAATGAAAAATGAAATAGAGAAATCTGCACAGTATATCAATATGAGCGTTGAAGATGCGACTGCTAAGTTTAATGATATTTGTGCTGAAAATGGTATAGAAACAAATGACCCATTGGCTAAGGGACTTTGGCGTAACTATGTTGCACAAGTCAGAAGAACCAACAAGCCAAATGCAGGTTCAAGTGGAGGTAATTCACTTGTAAAGCCGGTATTCGGGTTCTTTGTATCTTTAGAAGAACCGAGAGATATGATGTCTTGGAATAGAAATAAGGCCAAAGAAGAGTATTACAGAGATGCTGATAATGCTTTGCAAGAAGGAATTATTGCTAATGCTGAAGAGAATGCTACCGGTTGGCAAATTACCCGTTACTACAAGGGTGAAATGCAACAAAAGCAAGTAACAGAAAGACCTGCTACTGCTGAAGAAATGGATGATGGAGTATGGATTATTCCTTTGGATAGTACAGAAAGATACCAAAATGGCGGTGAAAACCGTAACTTTGGAAAACCACTTCCTTTGCAACAATTCAGAAGAAGCGGTGTATTCTTTGGTAGCGTCGAAGGTGGAGAAATGAAGAAGTATAACTTCTCATATAAGAATCAAGGTGGAGTAGACTTTACTCCCGATACTTATGACTTTGTTCACTTTAGAGGTATTCCGAGTGATGATGGCAACAACATCTATGGTATGACTGATGTAACTAAGTCTACATTGATTAGAAATGCTGAATTGAATCCAGATAATTCTGATTATAGAAACATGGAAATGTTTGACTTTGAAGAATGTCTTGCTAACAATTTCAGTAACCATTTGGTGCCACTTGTTGAAATTGACAGGGCACACATTACAAGACAAACACTTCCAACTTCTGAAAGATTTGTTATTACAGATGGAACAGTTTGTAATATGAATATGATGCCGACTAAGAACGGCAACCGTATTTTGAACATTACTGATTTGAATGCAGAGTTTGATTATGACAATGATACGAACATGACTACTTGTTGGGTTCCATCTAATGTTGAATTGGACTTTGGTATCGGTTCATCAGTTATTGTGATTGGTAGAACATCACAAAGAATTACTGAAGAAGGGCCGGAACCTGTAACCATTAATGTTTCAGGACTTTATGTTACTGAAAAGCGTGGTTCACCGGTTGAAGTATCTCAACCAATTGAAGAGGATTTTGATTGGTTTTGAAGTAAAACTCCCGCTAATCCCCCCAAGAAATGTCGTAGTCTTTAGTGTTTGACTTTATGAGGTGGGTATGATGAGTTGGCGACATTACATAATTCATGTCGGGATTAGGACATTGCAAGGTAAATGTGACTTGTGGAGAAATTGACATTCAAATGGGTGCAAAGCCCTAATTAGATTTAAGAGGAATAAAGATGAATGGAATTATAGAGAATAGATTTCTTCTCAAGGGTGGAAGTTACATTGTTGATTTAATCAATGTAGACTTTCTAACTTGGAAAGAAAACGCAACTGAATATGGAACATATTGGTTGAAGATGCACATTGGTTCTAAAGAAGCAAGATATGTGTGTTCACTTGAAGAATTAAAAATGATAGTAGAAGAATGGACAAGGGTTCATGGAAATAAAATAGAAATAGATATAGAAGAATTAGGTGAAGAAAATGAGTTTGACGAGTAAGCAAGGACAAGCAAATAGTATGAGTTTTGGTAAAGCACAAGAAGATTTTAACAATAAGTTTCAGCAGATGATGGCTGAAAAGCGAAAGCAAGTTAATTCAAGATTGGTGTTAGGTGTTTGGGGCCACCCAAAAACAGGAAAGACGGGTATCGCTTTAGATTTTCCCGATAGACCAATTTATGTTTTAGATTGGGATAAGGGTGTTGAATCAACATGGCGTGAACATCACGAAGCAACTGAGCGAATACAGGTGTATTGTCCTATTGAAATGAATAAAGACAATGTAATTGATATAACAAAAAGCGAGGATAATTCGCATATGTTTATCAAGTATGTTAGGTCTAAGATTGAAGAAGGAGAAAAGCCTGTATTTGTGCTGGATGGCGTTGATACTTGGCTCGACTCTTGTATTCTAAAAATTAATCCTAACCCGACTTTAGTTACAAAGGTTATGCCGTATCAATATGGTGCAAGGAACAAGACTTTCTATCACCTATTGGATTCAATATACCTTCTTGATTGTGATGTAATTTATATTACTCACGAAACAGAAAAGTATCAAGACGGTTCTCCTGTTGGTATGATTGCCAATTGGAAAGATTGGGGCGGTAAATTGGAACAGGAGATTCACTGCTCAAGAAAGAAGGTAAAAGGTGAAATGCACTATTTGGCTGAATTAGTCGGTAGTCGCACTAATGGTAATTTAGTCGGCACTACTTGGACTATTAGACAAGGTACGCCACCTAACATTACTTGGAATGGTATTAAAGAATTAAGAGAGGGAACAATATGAATATGAGTTTTAATGTAGCACCAAAGGTATTGACAAAAGCATTAGAGGACATACAAGGTAAAGGTATGTATTTGGGAGATAAGGGATTTTCCAATTCTAAACTTAGCCCGTATGTATATATGGAATTAGAAGGTAATGATTTAACATTATGGAATGGAGATACTACCTGTGGACTTAAATTAAGTCTTGAAGTAGAAGGACATAGTAATGGTTCATTTACAGGCAGTGCAGAAACTATCGTACCTTATCTAAAGAAGTTTAGTGGTGATTCAATATCAGTAGCATATGAGGATTGTTTGCATGTTGGTAGCGGTTATAAAACCGCCACTATACCTGCGGCGGTTCAGCATCCTAACATTGATGCAATAACAAGAATTAGGCAGATGATTAAAGGCATAGAGTTTGAAACTGTTCCTCGAACAATTCCTGATTTTGGTTCTAAGTCCTTTGAGGGGGCTTTTCAACTAACATCAGAAGTATTTGATGATGCAATTAGCGGTTGTGAATTAGTCAAGAGTGGAGTTTATCTTTTAGATTATTTCCCGCCGGATGAAGAAAAAGGACTTCAATGTGCATTGCAAGTTGATAGTAATAACGGTACTGCTAACAGTTTTTGTCAATCAATTAGGCCTCTTCATGGCTTAGGAGAACCTGCTACATTGCAATATAGTGGGCCACTTCATAAGTTTTTCAAAGACCAGCCTTTGATTAATTTCTATGTTAAGGATGATTTTCCGCTATTGATTGTGGGTCATTCTAAGGTGGCAGTTAAAGCACCTTATACAAGGGGAGATTGAATTGATAATCAGTAGATGTTTAGATGGCAAACATATATACAAATCATGGAGAGAGAACGGTGAAAAGAAGTTTGAATTAATTCCTTTCAGACCGTACTTTTTTGTTAATAACAGTGAAACTGAACATCGTACCTATGCACCTAACAAATACATTGAGCGTGAGTTTGAGTATGAAACAGGTGATTGGGTAAATATAGATGGTGAACGATTGAAGAAGGTTTATGTTGAAAACTCCTTTGATATTAGAAAAGCAAAATCTAAGTTTTCTAAGACTTATGAGGCTGATGTACCATATACATTCAGATACGCAGTAGATGAAATACACGAAATGCCGGAGTATAAAATGCGTAAATGGTATTGGGATATGGAATGGCAACAAGGCGGAGAACACCATAATGAAATTACTACTATTGTAATGTATGATAATTATGATGAGAAGTATTACCAATGGATTTGGTTTCCTAATGGAAAATCTAACGGATTCTCCACTTTACAATATAAACAAATGTATGCTTTTAATTCTGAAAAAGAAATGCTTGAACATTTCATTAATACTATGATAGACAAAGACCCTGACATGCTAATTGCTTGGTTCGGTAACTTTGCAGATATACCTAAACTTCTTGAAAGATGTTGTGCGTTAGGAATTAACCCTAATAGAATGTCACCGATTAACCGTGTAGATGGTCTAAAAAAGACTAAGGATGGCTACAAATACAATAGAGGTGAAAAAGGATTCTCGCCAATAGAACAGCCCATAGGGGGTCGCATAACCCTCTCATTAGACATGGCTTTTGAAAGACAATGGAATGACTCGCAAAGAGGAACATTGCCTTCTCTATCTTTGGATTATGTATCTGAATCTTTACTTAATAAGAAGAAGTTAGTTTCAGAAAAGTTTCCTGACCCTAACGAGTTTTACCGTAGAGGTTGGTTAGAAGATTCAGAAACTTATTCACAGTATGCTCTAAAAGATGTAGAATTGATTGTTGAAATAGATGAAACTAATTATTGTAGTGAAGCGATTATTGCTCTACAACGATTATTGAAAGCACCATTTGATGCTTGTTTCTATGCTTCGCATATGGGTAGTATTTACTTTATGAGAAATGCCTATTGGAAAGCACCAACAGGAAACAAAAATGAGAAGAAGCAATCATATCAAGGGGCTATGATTTATGACCCGTTAAGTGAAGATACAAACGGGCTACATCTTAATGTAGCCGCTTTTGATTTTGCTGGCCTATATCCTTCAATGATGATTGCAAGGAATATTAGTTGGGAAACCATTTCAGACAAACCAACAGAGTTTGCAGTAAATATCTTAACACCAAGAGATTTCAGCGAGCCTGTGGCAGAAGATATGGTTTATTTCAAGACTGATAAATTAGGCGTTTTGCCAAGAGCAGTATTAGAATTGAAGGAGTTAAGAAA